CCTCATCGCCAAACAAATCTGAAATTACCGAAAGCTGGGTTTCTTTCGATAACTCACGAATTCGGTCAAATACTTCCGTGATGGTTTCGATCGCGTTGTCTTGCAAACCCTTGGCAAGAGCCTCGGCCGCAGCCGTAGCACCAGCTTCCGCCTGAGCTTTAATTGTTGCAACTCTTTCCTCCATCAACTGCTTCTCTTTGGCCTGTGTTTCTTTAAAGTTAGATTCAAGGCCAGCAAGCTCTGCTTCTTTCCTGTCGTCCATGTTGTCTCGAATTTCCTGCAACCTATCTCGATCAAGCCTCCTGCGAGCTTTTAATTCTTTTTGCGCAGCGTCTCGAATAGCTTCAATGCGAGCATCAAACTCATCTTGAATTGCACGAGTTTGAGCAGTAATATCAGTGTCATTTGCTTCGGCCCGTCTTCTTAAGGCTTTCATGCGAGCCTCTTGCTCGCGCTGCAAGCCTTTAATTTGCGCGTCAACTCTATCTTGAATTGCATTTTGATAGGCTTCCGCTTCGTCGTCAAGGTTATCTTGAATTGTTTGCATCTGATCGCGGAACCTTCTATTCAACTCTTTAGCGAGTTGATTGGTTTCATGCCTTGCCGCCTCAATGCGTTTCTCGCTTTCTAATTTAACTGCTTCCGTATATCGCTGCTCATTTACCGTGGCATCGCTTTGCTCGTATCCAAGCCGTGTCAACGCATCGATCTGACGCTCGGTCATACTTGGACCACGGCTTAGCGCTTTGATCATGCTGCTGAAGCTTGTTGCAGCCACTTCCGCACTGCTACCTGATGCAATCATTGCGGCGCCAAATGCTGCTGTTTGTTCAGCGGTCAGCCCTGCAGACTTTCCGGCCTGACCAGCGCGTAACGTAAAACCAACAATCTCAGACGCCGATGATGCGGTGTTATTACTGAGATGATTCATCGCATCGGTCAGATCCCGAACCTGCGGCAATGACAACCCGAGGGATGTCTGCAGCTTTGCCATAGCCGTGCCGGCCTCTTTGGCGGTCATATCAAACGCCACAGCTACCTGCGCAACCTGCGTGGCGAATTCTTTTAATTCATCGCGTGCAATGCCGGCCTGACCTGCAGCTGCATAAATATCAGCAAAGCCCTGAGCTGCGATAGGCATTTGCTTCGACAACTCTATGATTTCTTGGCTGATCTCTGCAAACGCCTGTGGCGTTTCAATGCCCTCAACAACTTTCCGCACGTCAGCCATCGATGATTCAAAATCAATCGCAGCTTTAGCCGATAAAACAATGGCAGTTGTCAGGGCTGCAGCGCTAACAGCAGCAGCCTTAAACGCATTGGTTTTAACAATGTCCCGAATACCTTCTTGCGCAGATTTAGCGGCACTTTGCAAAGTGCCAAGCGACTTTTTAAGCGCTTCCACATCCGCCATGCCAGTGATGCTGGCGATGATCTTGATCGCGGTTTCAGATGCCTTCATTTCTTAGACCTCGCTGCTTTGGCTTGCTGCTCTGCTATCAGACCAAGAGCGTGCGCCTCCATGATCTGTAAGCCTTCAAGGGTGGTTTTTGAGTCCTCCACTTGATACAGGCGGCACAGGTCCAGAACTACCCCATAGTCTAATCCAATCAAGCCGCTAGGCCCTGAACGCCATTGCGTTTGGCATCTTAAAAACATCAAAACAATATCCTCATTCTCGGGCCAGACCTCAAACTTAGAGGTTTCCAGCACAGAATCAGGCAGGCTAAGGCCTAGTTGTTCAGCCTCTCGTCGTAGCTCGTCGCCGCTGTTGTCACCTTTGAACCAATGCTCAACAGCGCCTGTTAGTTTTTTCTTTTAGCAACCTCAATGCTTTCAAACCATGCTTTGACGATCTGACTGGCCAATGTCGGTATTTCAAGCAGTTCAGCAAGAGCCTTTTCTGTAAACGGGATTTCGTTACCATCGAAATCCTGAATGCCAGACCAGCCCACCAAGACTTCTTGCGCAGCTCCTTGATCGTTGAGTTCTTCGTCGTCAGAAATGCGGCCAAGCTCCATTGCGCGTGCAAGCTTGATGATTTCATTGATCCGCGATTGCGGAAGACGCTTAAACTCGCCATCAAAAGTGTGCTTTTCTCTCCGACCACCATCAACCGGCAGGATAATGGTAATGGGCCAAGAATAAGACTCAGATTGCTGTAGAACAAAAGACATATCAGGAGAATGTCAGGGTGATTTCATCGTTACCGGCAGATGATGGAATCGCCACGTAGGGCAGGTTCAACATCTGAATGCCGTCAGAGTCAGAGTAGGAAGGATTGCTGATGTCCGCAATGGGGGTAAGGAAGGTCACTTGATTACCCGCCGTTGTGCCATGCAGGAATGTCAGCAGGCCAGTGGTGTCGGAGTTGGCGATGCTGAAGTAGTCCTTGTCGGCCAAGGTCGGTGCTTCGATCATCACTTCACCTGCAGGCGCACGGTTGGTGATCAGCACTGACTTTGTGCAGCCCACCAGCTCACGATAGGTGGTCTCGTTTGCCATGTCGAACGACACGGACATCAGGCAGGCATCAGCGAAGCCCAGGACCGATACGGCTGAGGTGCTGTCAGCTTTGAAGATCAGAGGCGTGGCCTGATCGCTGTAGGTGGTAGCAGGTGCCGAGGTATCGGTAGGTGCGTTGTAGATCCCGGTCATCGTAAAACTCAGGATCGGGATCTGACCCACCTCGCAGGTCATCGTGAAGGTACCACGGCAGCCGGTCGCCTTATGCAGAATCCCGTCATTGTTGAAGTAGATCGTCGCGCTATCAAAGCTCTCACTCACGGGCGCATAGCTGACGTTTGCTTCGATGCTGTAGTCACTGGTGCCGTCAGGCTCAAAGGTTGAGGTGCTCTTCTGCACCGTCGCTACCTTCGTCGAACCCACGTAATCCGTAATCACGCCTTTTTCGCCATCACCCGTGCCGCCGGTAATGCTGATCACCATGCCGTTGTAGGCATCATCAGTGGCGCTGGCGCCAGCTGCCAGGGTGATGCTTCCATCAGCCCCGGCCTGAGCGGTGCCAGTCACAGCTGCAGCAGTAGTGGTCGCCGTCATGCCGCAAGCACGCAGCAGCGAGTCAAGCTTAGTAGCAGTGCCAGCACTACCAGAACCAGCCAGCTCAGCCTCGAATGTGATGCTGACGCGGATCTGCGACAGGATCTGCTCACTGTTGCCAAGATATGGCCTGATCAGATCGCGGCTAATCGTGTCAGCCTCAATCGGCGTGATCTCAAGATTCCGTACCAACACCGCATCAGTGCCGGCAGGTGTCGGGTCTGTACCGTAACTCGATTCAATCTTGCTCAGAATGAGCCGCTTGCGAGAAAGAAGAACCATGACACAGCCGAATCCAGGGCAGTGCCCTTATCTTAGCCTGCTCAGCTAGTCGTCAGATCTGCGACTGCTGTCCGGTATCTGATCAGATAGTTGCAGCTGATTACACCAGCAGGCTGATCGGCTTCAACCAGATCAAAGCTCACACCAGCCGGCTGCACGTCGATCGCGTAGCCGCCAACCGTCAGATCAGCCATCAGCCTGCTGTGCATGTCCTCCACGATCGCATCAGCGGCCTGATCAGGCACCAAAGACCGCACGATGATCGCCACACGCACCGTCAGACTCCAGTCCAGCGTCGGTAGCGCTGTGTTCTGCTCAACGTCATCACCCGTAGGCTCGACCACCATCGCAGGTGATTCAGCCCTAGCCAAAGCCGACACACGTGAGCGATAGATCCGCCCGCTGATGCCTGCTGTAGGCGCCAGCGTCGTGGCGATCTGACTCAGGATTTGTTCGCGTTTGGTGGCCATCAGGCACGAACCTCAGCAGCAACAATCCGACCACGCTTTAAGGTGATGTTTGTGGTGTTGCTGTGATTGGCGATCATCAACGAGATCTCATCGCCATCATCCAGCTCGACCATCCAGCTGGTCACTAGCTTGGCCTCCTGGGCGCCGCTGCCGGTAAAGGCACGGCATTCGCTGTTGTCGATCGCGGTGCCGTTCTTGGCCAGCTTGATTCCCAGAATTTGATTGTTGCCAGCAGTTGCGTCAATGCTGCCATAGATCCTGAACAGCTTCGTAGCGCTGCTGTCGTTCTTCAACCCAAACGCATCGGTGGTGCCCAGCACCATGCCGTAGTTGGTGTCGGTGTCGAGCGTTGCGGTCAGCCCGGTGCTGACATACGTGCCTTGCGTCGTGATATCAATCGAACCGTCGTCCATCTTTGAGCACTGCCCACGCACTGCCACGCCGTCGATGTAGTAGCTCAGGCCAGCCCACGCAGTGCTCCCATCACCGATCTTGTATTTCCTCGTGTCTGTCTCGACCCCGATCTCGCCCTGCAGCAACGTCGGGTTAGCAGCAGTCCATTCAGCTGCTGTGCCATTCCGCAGCTTGAAACGGGTGTAGGTGGTCACGGCGCTCCGTCGTCCAGGACGTTGCCTTCAATGTAGGTGGTGCTTGGTGTTCCACCATCCATCACCACCGTGCTGGTCGTATCAACGCCATCACCATCGAGCACTGCGCGATCCGACGTGCTCTGCTCCGGTGTCGTGGTGCGCTGCAGCATGATCTCGCAGAATGCGCCATCATCCATCAACATCACAGACTTCACGGTGTAGGCCCGGCCATCGACGTTGATGCCGGCACCATATTCAAGATCCCCAAACTCGCTGGCCTTGCAGATCAAGCTGTAATCGGTGCTCAGCACCATCCCGCCAGCCACGGTTTCCGTTGGCATATCCAATATGCCAGTGCTTGACACAGCACCTGCAACCACCGGCACGGCAAACTCAGCCGTGCTCAAGAACAAATCCAGATCTTCAGTGAATGCCATGGGTCAAGTGTAGGCATAAAAAAGCCCCCGCCATGCGGCAGGGGTTGAACTGTTGGCCGTGGTCAGTTGCCGTACTTCTTGGAAGCAAGGGCAGTCACGGACACAGCGCCAGCACCAGTGCCACCAGCAACGGTGACGCTCAGCTTGACGTAACGCTTCAGATCGTTGGTATTGACCGAGATCTTCTCCACCAGGGCAGTGTTAGCTGTTGTGGTGGTGAAGGCACCGCCAGTCACGTCGGTGTAGGAGCCGCCAGAAGTGGCGGACTCAGTGAGCTTGCAGGCATAGGTGACACTACCGCCACCAGCCTCAGCGTCGAGGATCACGGCCATGTCGCCTTCATAGCCAGCGAGATCCACCGCCGACCCAGTGCCGGTGGCAGTCACAACGTCATTCGGCAGCAGGCTCAGGACTGTTGTTTTGGTCCCCAAATTGTGAATCATTGGTCTTTCTCCGTTTAGAGGATGGTTTACGTGGTGGGCAAGAAAAAAGTTGAGGTGCAGGCTGCGCCTTCTTCATACCGATCAGCAGCCTGCCGTCTGAATCGCTAACCTCCACCACCTCACCGACCCTTACGGGCCGGCCAGAGATGGAGGTTTCGCGAAGGATCTCAATCCTCATGATCAGAGGGTGTCGTTACCGCGGCAGAAAGCCTCGGGGTGACGCACAGCCACATCGACATCCTGCAGAGCAGTCACGCGAACGCTGCCACTCTTATCCAAGGCATAGGGGTTGACCTGAATGTCCAGAGCGCCCCACATGCCCATGATCATCTGGTTCCAGACGCCGAAGAACACATCACCGCTAGCGACCTGGTTGGAGCGCACGGTGTTGTAGCCGTTGACGGTGCCGCCGGGCTCAAGCACGAACTGCGCGGTACTGCTGGCCTTCTCGGTGGTCTTAAAGCCGCCGTAGATGGTGCTGTTGGTCAGGTAGGACATAGCGCCGATGTCAGCGTTGTCCGCAGCAACTTTCGACTCCATGCTCACCAGCTCGACATAGGTCGGTGCGGCAGCGCCAAAGTCCTCGGTGTTGATGCCGGTGACGAACTTGAGGCCTTCGGGCTGGCTGCTGGAGCCGGTGCCGTAGAGCGCAGCGCGGTCGATCTCAAGAGCGATCACAGTGGCCAGCTCGGTGCGGACCATCTGCTCGACGTCGATGCTGGACTGCAGCATCAGACGGCGGCTGAACTCGGTGTAGGCGCCGAGGGTCTTGGCCACCAGACTTACCTGATCCACAGTCGGCTGGGATTCGGTCGGGTCGCCGCCTTCAGCCACCCAATATGCAGTCGCGGCGCCGGTCTGGCGGGGGATTGCCACAGGGCCCTGCAGTCCGGTCAGCATCGTCACGCCAAGAGTGTTGAGCGCGAGACGGTTGCGCAGCAGCTCGATGAAGCTGCCGGGGCGGCCATCGGTGAACACCAGATCACCAGCAGCGGAAGCGGTATCCACCACCAAGTCACGATGCAGCACATCGTTAGGAGCAAGAATGCCACGAGGGGTGACGCCCATGCGCTGAGCGGTGGCCTCAGAAACTTCACGCTCGAAAGCAGCAGCCTCAAAAGCAGCACGATCGCCAGGCATCATTTGCGCACGGATGGCGCGAACAAAGCTGAAAGAACGAGCTTCCTTATCGGTCAGGCCGATGTCAGCAGAACCACCACCGTTGGCGATCGGCTGAGCGGGACGCACAGGAGCGGCAGGGGTTGCAGGTTGAGCAGCAGGACGCTTGGCGATCTCGGACAGAACCGAGCGCATGGCATCAGCTTCAGAAGCACCGGACTCGATCAGGCCCTGGGCCAGATCGTCTGCCTTGTGCTCACGGCAGAGAGAAGTGATGGAGGCAACGCGGGAGCGCTCATCGGCCGCAGCCTGAGCCCGCACTGCCTCCATGTCGATGGTGGAGGGTTCCATGTCAGTTGTTGTTGACGGTGTACAGGGTGCGGCCGAAGCCGCTGCAACGCCGGGAGGACCAGCATTGCTATCTTGGCCAACCTTGCGGCCTTGGCCAACGGTGTGGTCAGCAGGGATAGAAACTGCCGACACTTCCATTGGGGTGAACCTAGTCACCACAGCAAAGCCTTCTCGACTTGAAGTGTCGAGCGGCTCATCGATGCTGTACATAAATGACACGTTGCGAATCGTGCCACTTTCCCAATCTTGCCGGCGTTTGTATTCTTCGCTGCCTTCAGCTTTGGTGTTGGGGCTCCATCGTGTGCGAACACGGCCGCGGCGATCATCGCCCATCCATGCACGCTCAACGACGCCAAGCACAACCTCAGGGTTGTGATTCCAAAGCCATGGCGCAGCGCCGCTATTCAGACGCGTCATGTTCATCGCATCAGCATCATGGCTCAGCACTTCCATGCCGAAATATCGCTCGACCGGCTGCTCGCTGCTGAATGTGAACTCGACCACCTCGGGATCTTCCTCGGCACGCGCAACATCAGCCACTAC